AGACATCTGGAACGGTGAGAAGATGAGAGAACTTCGTAGAAACATGATAGCAGGTGAAAAGTGCAGTTATTGTACATCATGTTATAAAGAGGAAGAAATCGGTCATGGATCTCTAAGACTTCACATGAATAAGACGTATGCAAAACATTATGACTACGTTAAAGAAACTAAAGAAGACGGAACCTTTGATAGATTCAATCTGGTCTACTGGGATTTCAGATTAAATAATATCTGCAACTTTAAATGTAGAATGTGTAGTCCTGGGTACAGTAGTGCTTGGGAACAAGAGATGAGAAAAGAATTCAATATTGAAGGTGAGTATCCCAAAATTGATGTAGATATGGTGCATCAAGATATCGAACCTCTCTACGATATTGTAGAAGAAGTTTATTTTGCTGGAGGTGAACCTCTAATTTCAGATCACCATTACAAGATTCTACGCAAATTAATTCAGAAAAAGAGAAACACTGTCGTTAGATTGTCATACAATACCAACTTCAGTACACTAAAATATAAGAACAATAATGTTCTAGACCTATGGAAAAAATTTCCGAATCTTTCTTTATCTGTAAGCTTTGATGGTACAGAAAAAAGAGGAGAACTAATTCGAAAAGGATTCGATTGGCAAAAGTTTCTGGATAATTTTAGATTGTTTAGAAGTAAGTTTCCCCATACAAGCGTAAAGATCAACTACGTTTTCCAGGCTTTGAATTGTTTTCATGCCATGGATGCTCATAGAGAACTTTATTTAAGAGGAATTATTACTGACTGGAATGACTTCTCTTTGTGCATCTTACATAATCCGGATTATATGTCGGTTCTAATTCTTGATTCCGAATCAAGGAGATTGTTGGGCCAAAAGATTAAATATCATATTGAAAATTATCTTGCTCCAGCAAAAGCTCATGAGTCCATTAAACAATACATTTCTGTTCTCAAACTTTTGTCTGAAGAGAAGAGAGATCATCTAGTTCCATACTTCAAATCTTATATGTCTGCACTAGATTCCATAAGAAACGAAAATTCTCTAGAAATTTTTCCTGAACTAGAAAGGATTTTGAGCGATGATTGATAAGAAAAAAATTAAAACAAAGGGTGAAGTTTTTTGTATAGCCCCTTGGTTAGCTCTAGACATTCGACAAGATGGTGAAGTTAAACCATGTTGTGTTTCTGAGTATACTTATGGGGATATTAAAGAAAAGCCTTTATGGGAAATCTGGAATGATGAGCCAATAAGAAAACTCCGCGAGAATATGATTAATGAAATACCTAGCGAAAGTTGTCAGGTATGTTATAATAATCAAGCTGCAGGAAAAAGTTCCTTAAGACAAGATCTCATTAATAATTTGTTCTATGAAAATAGAAAGTTAGTATATGGTACAAATGATGATTACACTGTTAATGAACCTGGATTTGTTTGGTGGGACTTAAAACTCAGCAACAAATGCAATTTCAAATGTAGAATGTGTAGTTGGACCTCAAGCTCTACTTTTGAATTAGAACAAAATGGTGTAATCTCTGGTAGATGGAACGCATCTGAAAAAACTTATGAAGAGACTGAACCCTACCTTAATATGGTAAAACACCTATATTTTTCTGGAGGTGAATCTTTAATTATAGATGAACATTGGAAAATACTTGATAAACTAATTGAGTTAGGTAGAAATGATAAAGTTACTTTAGCTTACAATAGTAACTTTAGTAATCTTGTTTATAAAGGTAGACACATTTTTGATATGTGGGATAAGTTCAACAAGAGTGTAGAAGTACACATTAGCGTTGACGGTATTGGATCAAGAGGTGAGTTAATCCGAAAAGGATTCAATTGGGATAGATTTGTATCTCATGCGGAGCAGTTCAGAGAAAGATTCAAAAATAAACCAATTACACATGAATTGCATTTTGATTGTACAGTCCAAGCGTTAAACATTTTTGAAGTAGTTAAGTTGCATCAATATTTGTATAATAGTGGACTGATGAAGGATATAGATTTTTTCTTCTTAAACTTTATGCAATATCCAAGAGAAATGTCCGTTTGGATTTTAGATAAAAAAACAAAGGAAACAGCAAAAGAAAATATAAGAAATCATATTGACAATTTCTTAATTCCTAATGGTTCAAAAAGGTCTGTAATATTCTATGAAAGTCTGATAAAGTATATTGATTTATATCAGGAACAACTTTTAATTCCAGAATTCTTGAAGTCAATGAGAAAATTTGACAAATTGAGGAATGAAAATGTAGTGGAAACTTTCCCAGAACTTCAAAGAATATGGAACGTAATTAAAAAGAAAGCCTAGCCGACAATTTCTTTGCCACTTTCTTTGCAGGAGCAAACAGAGGTTTAAATCTTTTCTGACCTTCTTTTGTAAACTTGTCTGCGATGACATCATCGATAATAATTTTGTTGTCTATTTCGTAGAGAGCATTGATATCTACTTGATCACGGATATATTGTTCTATGTTATCCACTTGTTCTACTAGACGAGTTCCTTCAGAGGAGTATTCAAAGACATCTATATGACCCGATTCGGCTAGTACATAATGTAATACGGGTTTAACTTGTTTGATTTTAATTTTGAATTTGTTTTTGGTTGCTTCTTTAATAAAAGGTTCAGCAGCATTTTTAAGAGCGTTCAACACCGTTGTACTAGCAATTGTAGCTGCTGTAGTTACCACAGCAACAGCTCCTGCAGTAGCAACTAAAGAAGGATCCGGTAGATCGATATTCAATCCAGCAACTTGTAATCTAGGTTTCTCTGGAACTTCTATTACTGGAGTGGGCGCTTGAGTAGGGGGGGTTTGAACCGCAGCAGGCAATTGAGGAGGGAGGGTAGTATCTGGAAGTCCTCTTGATTTATCTAGTTGTTCTTGCGCTTGTTTTTCTCTTTCTGCCTTAACTGCAGCATCAAACTCTTCTTGTGTTGGGACATTAATTACGGGATAATTAATAGAGGGGTCTGGTGACTGGAAAATAGGAAGAGCCAGACCTTTAATTACAGGAATTTCAGTTGATCTTGTTACTGGTGGATCTATAGTTGGAATTATACTAGGACCTTGAATTCCAATTTTAGGGATTCCACCAGTAGGTATTTGTACGTTGTTAATTCCTTTGGCATTAATCGTCGGTATCTCATTCATTGTGCGGCTGCTTGTTTTACAGAGTGATATTTCACGACAACATCAGCACTGACTTTATGGTATGGACTATCTGGATGAAAACTAATTCCACTTTTAATAGCTTCACCACACTTAAGAAGTCGAACTAATTCGAAATCAAGTCTTGCTTTGTCTGCTTCTGCTTGTTGTCTTGCAATTTCAACCTTTGCTCTTGTTTTGCAGATCTCCTGAAGTGATCCATCAAGAGGAAAGTTAAATCCAAGACTCATACCAAAGTTGCCATTATGAGATTGATAAGACGTTGGATCTTTACTTCCATTGAAACTCCCTAAAGCAAAGGGAGACAAACTCATCGTTGGTCCTTGACAACTAACCCCTCCGCCATAGGTGTTGAGAGCAAACGGTCCTTGTAAGACTTGGACAGCTTGGTTAGTAACATTACCTGTAGCGGAAGCACTAGGACCAGCGATATTAGTATTAGAAGGAGCAGATTGAGCGTAAACTTTGCCATGACAAAGTACTCCTATTGCGTAAAGACAGACACAGAGTTTGTAGTAGACTGTGTTTCTGTGGTGCGATCTATCCATGTTTCTTTAGCCACTCCAGGACCGAGATAGGTTTCACTGAACTGGAATGGAGCACCCTGAGTCATGATACTATAATTTGAATCCTGGTTTGGTTTTCCAGGAATGTTAATATTAGTTCCAGTCACAGTGTATGATGTGCCAGTTGTGTATTCAACTTGGCGAATTGCTTCTATAATCTTTGTAGTAGATTCTGTGGTTGCTGTAATTGTGCCACGAGTAAAATTAGGCACAACACTCTCAGCATAAACGGGAGTACAAATGACTCCCGATGCTAAAAGCAAAACGGGAGTTAAGTGTCTCATTTGAATACGCTTAGCTCAATAGTTCTTTGAGCAGTAGCACTTGTTCCAGCACCACCAGCAGTAACAGTAGGAACACCAGTTGGGGAAAGAGTACCTGCAAGAGTTCCTTTCTCACCACCAACTTGAGTTACACTATCTCCATAGAGATTTGGTGTTCCAATAACACCATTAGTAACTGTTTGAGTAGTAACAGGAGTATCAGCAGCATTGATAGTTTCTGAGAAACTAAATGCTTGACCTGGAGTATTGATATCATAGGTTCCAGCACCACCAACACCACCAAAGGATGTAGATTGGATATTGGTTCCTGATGCGGAATAGGAAGCACCGATTCGGGTTGATTGAACTGCAGCACCATCAACTTTCAATTGAACGGAATCAGTAATTTTTGATGTAATTTCAGCAGCATTAACTGGGATAGCGAAGAATAACGAAAAGACAAGAAATAATCTTTTCATTGTTCTTATGATTTTTTGGGCAGCTTATTTAGGAATTTACAAAATATTTTATTGTATGGTTATCCCACTTAAAGTAAATGCACCAGAAATTCTAAGACTATATCCTTCTGGTTCATTTCCAGTTAAAGCATCCCATATTACTATGGGTCTCCCACCTTCTAAACTATTCACATCAATCCAATTCTCATCAGTTGCAGTCGTGGATTCAGTTCCAGTATAAAATTGATCAGTATTAGCATCATCAACAACTGTCTTCAACCAGTTTCGTATATCTAACCAAGTCCAATCTCTATTAAATTGCAATTTAGTTGCAATTAACCCACAAGCAACGGGACATGCCGAACTAGTTCCACTAAATTTGCCATCATATGGCGTTAATGTAAGTCCCGGATAGATATCTGCTCTGAGGTAGGTCCCAACAGGAGCTTGTGCTGTTAATGTGCCATCTGCGGGGGCATAACAGTCTATTTCATTACCCATATCACTATAAGTAACTTTCCTCTCTTTACCTCCTGGATCAAAGGAATCATCAAGAGCTCCAATATTAATTACAGGATAAACAACATTTCCATCTGTTCCAATAAATTTACCGAGTTGTTGTGGAAATCCTCTTCTATTTGTTGAATTATATGCAGTGACTCCAAATTCATCGTGAGTTGAGGCATAAAAACTAGATGCGGAACCTAAACCAGAAGAGTATCTATTGTTGACACCCATGTGGATGTCAATTTTTGTAGGTAAATTTTCATAAAAAACAGCTTCATAAACCATCCCAGGTGATCCTAAAACTCCACCTGTAGAAGCATTTCCTTCATATCTTATTCTATAAGTTCTATTGGGAGTAGATCCTTCTACACCATAGTATAATCTTTGACAAGAATTATCTGCACAGGACATCATAATTTTGTGGAAAGGTGGATTACTAAAACTCAATCCACTATAAACCTGCGATCCTCCACCAAAAGTAATGTATGTATTAGTTCCTGGATAAATTACGTTTGTAGTAAGACCCCCAAACTGAATACTAAAGGGTAAAGTTAAAATCCAATATCCATCGTCATTATTTCCAACTGATGGAGTTGTTGATGATGTAAGAGATCCAGCTCCCAATAAACTATTCGTTATACTTGTTACAATACCACTGCTTCCATTGGTAATAATTCTTTTAGAAGTATTGCTCTGTGCAGAAAAATTTGTAGTTCCTGGAAGTTCTGCATTGGGTAATGCTAGTCCAGTAATCCCCAAATCTCCACCAACAATACTCCAGAAATTGTTATAATCCGGATGATCAGAACTTACTTGTTTTTGGTTACTGTTGCCCGCAGCTGCAACAAAAATAACTCCTGCATCTATTAACTCTTCTCCGGCAGATAGATATGAATTAGGCAGGTGTTCACCTTTCATTCTATTTCCATCCCCATATACTCCCACGTACCTCATAAAGTTTGGGAGTGATGATGATGTATAACTTGTTCCTATCCCAAGACCTAAAGTATTAAGACCTACTCTATGGAAATAAGATCCATTAGTTCTATGAGATGTTGAACGATATCCCCAACTGTTACTACTAATTGTGGGATCTTTTGTTCCATATTTTGGATTTATAGGTTTATATAAATGAAACAATTTCATTATATTAAAATACTGTTCTATGTCAGACCCACTATTTCCATAAGCGTTTATGACCCATTTGTTACAATTAAATGCCCATCCTTGAGTTCTTCCAAAAGTATTTGCAGCACAATCTGTTCCATGGTCGGTGCCATTAGTTGGTCTAGCTGTGTTACTTCCCAAACAAGAAACTCTAGTATAATTTGTAGTGACTCCTACGATTCCTATCGTAGAAAATCCAACAGATCTTTGAGAAGAATCTCCCCACCAAGATCTTGCAACATTTTCGACAGGAACTTTTGTTCCATCCCAACGAGTTATTAATCTTGTACTAGGTGAAGACTCAAACCATTCTGGGTCTATGTAATATGGTGCATCTAAAACTAGATCCAGAATATCACAAGTCCCTGTAGTTGAAGAATTTGAAAATCCACTTTTCAATACATTTCCACCAATATACTTTGTTGGACCCCCTCCTGTTGCGTTACTTTGAAATTCTACGTGACCTATCCAAAATCCTTCATCTCCAACAATTACGTCAACATCTGATCCATCACCATAATATTGAATTTTATCTGAAAGAATTTGATTTGAACCTGTACTTAGTCCAGTGTGCCAAGGATTCTCTTTGTTCACACATCTAAAAAGTTGATAACCACTTCGATTCAAATCCGAACTGTTTGGTGAAGTTGGAAGTTGATTATTATCAAACCAGTTTCTATATTGCTTTGTCGGGGTCTCATATCTATAGTTTCTGAGAGCACTAAACTTCAGTTCTTCTGGTGGTGCTTTATATTTTTGAGGATAACTTTCAAAGTTTTCATGTACATATTGCACTCTCGGATGATTACGGAGTTCCTTAGCTTCTTCATCATTCAATAAGTAAACTGCCCTTGTGGGACTGTGTTCTTTGTAATCTATACACTCCACACATTCACACGGTATATTATCTTCGAGAGTTCCATCTCGAATTAAAACTTCATGAATATATTCCCAGTCTTCTGCAGAATAACATCCAACCGCATATAGTTTTTTTGCATTTAGTTCTGTAGGATACTCTATCCCCAATCCAATTTGATCATTATGAAATGAATAATCGTATTGTTTTTTGTTTTCAGATTCCATGATCTTCTTAGAATAAAGTTAAAGTAGTTGATCCTATTCCTACTGCCGTGAAGGTTAGTTGATTACCTACGAGTGAGATTTGTATCGGGGTTGTATTTCCAACGCTAATAAAACCTCCAGTTGAAGTTACAACACCAGAAACATTTGCGTTTCTCCCCACAGTTAAATCGGTACTCACCCCAACCGTTATTGTATCTAGTTTAATAGAAGTTGCTGCACCGATAGTAGGAGTTCCTGCAGGTAGGCTTTCAAATCTTGTTGCGGTAACAATTCCGAGTGTTATGTCTGGAGTGCCCGCAAGGCCTGTAGCATTTCCTGTAACATTGCCAGTAACATTTCCCTCTAGGTTGCCACTAAAAGTTGGTGCTGTAATTATTCCACTTTGGCCATTTATTGTAATAGCAGCGCCCACTGAAATTGTGGCTTTTCCGCCATCTATGAAAACATTGGGATAAAGAACTGGATTACCATCCCTAGAATAAAAAGATGTACCAATTTGTAAGGTTCTCGTAAACTTACCAGAATAACGAATTTCAAATGGTTCGTCATTTAATTGGTTATCTTGTATTGCGCTGAAATATCCATTGCCAGCACCACCTACTGTGTTTTGGAAATTTGGCATCAAGAATTTGTTAAATAATCCGTTATTAGTGGTCCTAAATCCCACATTATTGATTATACTGAATCCTTCAACATCAATTCCTTCACGTACATATAACCCAAAGTAATTATCTGATGATGTTGTATTAATACCGACTTTTTTTGTTGTATGGATACCTAATACGTCAGATGACCAATAACTTTCTCCAACGCCTCCTCCTCCTCCAATAGCATTTATTGTAGCAATACCAGCGGACTGCAAAATACTTATATTTACTCCTGCAACTAGTGAGGTAATAACTCCAGTTAATCTGGATCCAGATCCGTTGTAGGAATCTGCGGTTACAACTCCAACTACAATGTTAGGTGTTCCAGTGATTCCAAAAGCTATTGTAGATATACCTGATACATCTGCATATCCAGAAATTGAAGATTGAGTTGCAATACCAGAAAAATCTGAGTAACTAGAAATTCCTGAAACAAATGAGTAATTACTTGTATTTGTTGTCTCTGCAAATCCAGCATTTATGGAAATAGTTGCAATACCAGCAACATCTGCATAACTAGAAATACCAGCACTATCTGCATATGTAGCTGATGCAACAATGGAGGGAACTGAGATTGTTACTCTTCCAACTCCATCTGGGCCTGTAGATATAATATTTTCACCAAAGTTTAGTTCTCTTGCGACTCCCTTTCTTACACTATCATCTAAAACTTCAAGACCACCAACAAGTGCAGTTACGTTAGTAAGTTGTGAACCATCCCCAACAAATTGAGTTGCAGTAACTACTCCCGTAGATTTAATATTTCTTACTTCAATATGTTCTGTTGTGGTAATGCCAGTGTTTAAGATACCGCTGACATTAATTCTTGGAGAACCTGTTAAATTTCGTGCAAGTGTTGATATTCCTGCGGTACTTGCATAACTTACAAGATCAAATCCGTTTCCAATTGTATTATATATTTCTAAAAAGTTGCTATTGATTTTACCCATTGCAACTCTTAATGGATCCCCCTGACCATCATTTGGGTTATTACCAGTGCTGATCCCGAGTCTAGACATTAATTTTCCTCAGTCTTTCCCTATTTTTATATTTATTGGTTCTTATAAGTAGTAATAGAACTACTTATTACCATGCAGTTTAATTTTAATTTTGGTAAAAAGAAACCAACTATAGTTCAATACGCAGTAATTGGAGTGGTTTTATCAGCCATTATAACATCTTTTTCTTCATGTACCAAGATTTCAGAATCAAAACTTTGGGATTTGTTAGACGAGATTCAAAGGACTTTGAAAATTGATATCTTAAATGATTTTATTGTCAATGATCCAGAAAAACTTGGTAGAAGAATCGAAAGAGATGTGGATAAGGCTATAAGTAATGTCACGAAAGAGTATGATCATATCATTGAAGAGACGAATAAAAAATATAAACCAAAATATATGGATGAAAAAAATGATGAGACTTTATGTTATACCGAAGACTGCAAGAAACTTTCACCTCCCATGAGAATATGTTCTCCAGTGTTTGAAGGTATTGATTGTCATTAAAGTCACGTAAGCGATAAATAATATCATACAAAACCGATATATTGTATCTAACATGGAATCACATCAAGTCAAGGCCCTAGTCGAAGCTTATTCTAAAGTTTATGAAACCCCAGAATTAATTGAAGAAGATTTAATTTGGGAAGATTATCTTTGGGAAGAAGTTCTTACTGAAGAGTTTATTACAAATGCATATTTCGTTGTTGCCGAACATCTAGTCAACGTAGGAATGGCGGAAAACACTGATGATGCTCAGATCATCATGTCGGCTATGAATGAAAATTGGATTGATGAGATCCTTGTTGCTGAAGAACTATTAGATTCTTCTATTCTACAAGAAGGATTTTTTGGAGATCTTGCAAGTAAAGCAATCGGTGGTGCAAAAAAAGTTGCTAGTGCTGGTGCAGGAGCAGTAAGATCTGGTGCAGGAGCTTTAGATAAGGGTGTCTCTGCAGCAGGTAAAGCAGCAAAAGCAGTCGGTGGTGCAGCAAAAGCAGTAGGACAAACTGCTGTTGGAACCGCAGTTCGCGCAGGACGTGCAGCGGGTAATGTAGCACAAAAAGCGGGACAAGCTGCTGGATCTACAGCAAGAAGAGTTGCAACACCTGTTGCGAAAGCAGTTAAGACTGCTGCACAAACAGCAGTAGGAACTGGAGTAAGAGCAGCTCAAGCCGCAGGTAGAACTGCTGGTGCAGTAGGACGAGCAGCTGGTGGTGCTGCAAGAGCAGGAGCAAAAGCAGTTGGTGGTGCAGTTAAGAGTGCAGGTAAAGCTGCACAAAAAGTTGGTAGAGCAGTAGGAAATGAACTTGCTGTCAGTAGAAAAGTTGGAGCGCAAGTCGTCAGATAAGGGATTAGCCCTTGACAAAAAAATGGGAATTGGTTAGTATACGAGTTGTTTCACCAACTTTATTATGACTAACCTTCTCTCCACAGATACATTTAAAATTGCTCTTATCGGTTCTTTTGTTACTGTTATTTCTCTTGCTATTTGCGGAACAGTCATTACACTTAATGAACCAACTGTTCAACAAGTTCAATCAACTAACGTCGCAAAATAATCAAGTAGGGGGGTCTTAGGACCCCCTTTTTTTATAAATAGAAAATAGGAAACGTTTTCTATTTAATAAAATGTCAGAACAAATTAAAGGTTTGTATGAATCATATGCTTCAATTTATCAAATTGATTCGGATTTAGAAGAACTCAATGAGAGTTCCGAACAACTTGATGAACTGAATGTAGGTAAAGTAGCGGGTGGAGTTCTTGGTGGAGCTCTAGGTGCTGTTGGTGGACCTCTTGGAGCCCTTGCTGGGGGTTATCTTGGATCCAAAGCAGGAGAAGGATTTTCCAGAGGATTATCGGGTGGTAATAAACCAAAACCTGCTGCACCATCAAAACCCGTTGCAACAAAACCAACTCCAACAAAGCCTGCGCCAGCAAGACCAACTTCGACACCTGCTGCTTCAAGACCAGCGCCTGCAACAGCGGCTGCAAAACCAACCGCAGCGGCAAAACCAACTGCACCAGCAAAACCTGCAGGATCTCCAATGGATCAGTGGGCAAAAGCAAATCCAAAACTAGCTGCTGCAAAAGCGGAAAGAGATCGTACAAGAGGAACAAGTGCAACTACCAATCCTCTCATGAAAGATATGAAGGATAGACTTCCTGCTCCTAAGTCTCCATCACCTACAACTGCAAAGACAGGTTTTGACCTTGCTAAAAAGGGAGTCAATCTTGCTGCTGATGTAGATATCTTCGATCTAGTCAAAGGACATCTTCTAGACGAAGGTTATGCGGACTCAGAAGAGGGTGCAATGGTCATCATGATCAACATGAGTGAAGAGTGGAGAACGTCCATTCTAGAGTCTTATGGCGTCGAATTGGATGAAGCTCAAGAATCTCGTGAAAACCCAGAAAAACATGAAGAGGGTGAAAAGAAAGAACATGAGAAAAAGTATGGTCATGTTCGCGGTGAAAAAACTCCTATGCCACCAAGAGGTGATAAGCGTAGAGAAGATTTTGAAAAGTGGTATGCTAAGAATGTTCGCTGATACAATTTAAAATAATTCAAGAGTCCGCTTGACGGACTCTTTTTTTATGGGTAAAATAACTCTGTCGGGGTTCAAAGGATAAATAAGGCTCATATAATTTTAGAGCTTTATGAGTTATGAAAATCCTTGGCTCTACAATGGAGAGGTTTTTGAGTCTGATTATATTCAAGATCATTTTGGTTTTGTTTATCGTATTGACTGCCTTGAAAATAATCGGAGTTACTTTGGTAGGAAATATTTCTGGAGCTTCAGAAAGAAAAAAGGTGCTACTAGAAGAAGTAAATCAGAGTCTGATTGGAAAAAATATTACGGATCCTGTCCAGAACTCAAAGAAGATGTAAAGAAGTTTGGAAAGGATAAGTTTAAAAGAACAATTATATCTCTACATGATACTGTAGGTAAAACGAATTACGAAGAGACTCGTCAATTATTTTTAAACAATGTCCTGACGGAGGCCCTTGACACAGGGGAACCGAGATACTACAATAGTAATGTTCTTGGTCGTTACTACAGGAAGGATTACTTTCATGGAAAACCAACTGATTGAAAATGTTGAAGATCTAAAAGATAGTATTATTGACCGAATTCATTATCTAGCTGACATTGGTGACTATTTGAATGCTTGTGCAGTTTATGAGGAGTTCAGAGAAACGATTCAAGAAACAAATAAGTGATCTTTAGTAACAAAACTAAATAATCACTTATAATGATCTTCGTCATGAGACTTTGAAGTGACAATTAGAGCCGTGGAAAGTGCCCTTTGAAAATTGGGTGTACCCCCTTTCTATACGGATGTAGAGTTCAATTAATTTTAATGCTTAACTTCTTTACTGTAGCCGTTCCTCTCGTGGCAATGGTTACAACCAACACGGCAACACTGCCATTCCAGAATTACAAGATGCAAGGGCCGCCACCTCCAGTTGAGGAACAAGTGCCCTTTTCTATTATAAAGGAATTTGATCTTGTTAATGGTCAGAAGACAGCAATCCGCGAGGTTGCATTACCAAAACTAAAAGAGAAAAGGCTAATTTGTAAAGGGTGTAATGAACAAGAGAATGTCGCCTTGGATTATTTCCAAGATCGTGGTATTAAAGACAGAAACGCCCTTGCTACTATCATGGGCAATATTAGACAGGAATCAACATTCGTGCCTAACATTTGCGAAGGTGGTAGCAGAACCAGTTGGAGTAACTGCGGTCGCGGTTACGGACTGATTCAATGGACATCTGCCAATCGTTATTATGGATTGGGTGATTTTGCTAAGAAGTATGGTGGTTCGCCATCAGAACTTCATACGCAACTTCGTTATCTAACGACTGAAATCCAATGGCAACGAATAGAGGACAGGATGAAAACTCCTGGTAAGTCTATCAATCGTTACATGGACTATGCGTATAGTTGGATTGGTTGGGGGCATCATGGTGCTCGTACATCATATGCACATGATTATGCCAACCGACTGATCACGGTAGAA